CCTGACATAGCACAAACAGTCATGGACATGCACCGAATGGGTTTGATGACTGTAGATGAGGAGTTAGATGGAAAGCTAGGCAAGCTGTACGAAGCCATTGAGAACTACTATGCACTACTTGGTGAAGATGACGAGTACATGACTTGTGTGTGGATAAAGAATGATGAGATACAGATGCACCCATTCGATGTACACTACAGACATGCCAGTCAAGCCACTAGAGTAAGTCGTGGTCAAGCACCTTGGGACGAGAGCTTTGGACGTTTCCCTTGTACAATACCGCGTAACGAGTTACCAGATAGTGTGGCGGATAGGGTAGCTGTGTTAGATGTCTTAGGTGTTAATGATTTTGTATATGATGTTGGCGTTAAGTTATCAGATAGTGTATATTACGTTAGATATGACTGGGGATACCCAGAATAATAAAAGTTCTACACTGTAGAACAAAAATAATGTAAGGAGTGACGTATGGCTATGACACCTGAAAGAAAGGTGAAGAAGAAAGTGGCTGACTATCTAAGAAGTATAGGTGCATACTTTTTCTACCCCGCAACTGGTGGGTATGGTAGAAGTGGTGTGCCTGATATAGTTGGTTGTTACAAGGGCAAGTTCTTTGGTATTGAATGTAAGGCAGGTAGCAACAAGCCTACTGAGTTACAGAAGAACGAGTTAAAGCAAATCGCCCAAGCAGGTGGTATTGCAACTGTAACCAATGAGGATACAATACACACCCTTCAATATATATTGAATGGTTTACCCGAACCTGACCCTAACCAATTGGAGTTTGACTTTGATTGAGGGTAAGCCTGTGGTCGAGGCTGAATTAGAAAGTATTGATATGGCAATACGTAGAGAGCGCAACCGCCTATGGAAACTAGAAGATGAAGATTTAGATCCTAGTTATAGTTGGCTTGATTACTTGTTAGCTGAAAAGGCGCGTGGCGTACAGCACATTGTATTAAACTTTTAGGAGAACACTATGGTAGATGCAAGCCCAAAAGAGTGGGACGAACTAAGAAAGAAGCACCCTGAACTTATAGAGAAGTATGAAAACTTTTTGGACGAGGTGGGTGACGATCCAGTAAATAATCCGAACCATTACAATACAGGTGGAGTAGAATGTATTGAGGGTATCGAGTCTAGTATGAGTCCTAACGCGTTTCTAGGTTATCTCAAGGGTAACTGTATGAAATATATGTGGCGTTATGAATACAAGGGTAAACCCCTTGAGGATTTAGAAAAGGCTCAATGGTATCTCAATCTGCTAATAGAACGGATTAAGTAATGGATCTTATTACGTTAGACTTTGAGACGTACTACGACAAAGATTTCTCGCTACGTAAGATGACAATGGAAGCCTACATTCGTGACCCTCGCTTTGAGGTGATCGGTGTAGGTGTTAAACTGAATAGTGGTGAGACTGAATGGGCAAGTGGTACGCATGAGCAGATTAGTAGGTATCTACATTCTTTTGATTGGAGCAACGCTATGCTCCTTTGCCATAACACTTTGTTTGACGGTGCTATTATTTCTTGGCTCTTTGATATACAACCTCGCGTCTATGCTGATACTCTTTGCATTGCTCGCGCACTACACGGTGTCGAGGTTGGTGGATCTCTGCACGTCCTTAGTAAAAGGTATAATATTGGAACTAAAGGCACGGAAATTTTAAATGCCGTAGGTAAACGTAGAGAAGACTTTACACCAGAAGAACTTAGTAGGTATGGTGACTACTGTGTCAACGATGTAGAGTTAACCTATAAGTTGTTCATGCTTATGGGTAAGAACTTTCCTAAACAAGAGATGCGCATCATTGACATGACATTGCGCATGTTCACCGAACCAATGCTAGACCTAGACATTGGACTACTTCAAGAACACCTAGATAATACCATCAAGATAAAAGAAGATTTGATACATTCAAGTGGTGTCACACGTGAACAGCTAATGAGTAACCCCAAATTTGCCGAACTACTGGTATCAATGAATGTCGATCCCCCGATGAAAATAAGTCTCACAACACGCAAAGAAACCTACGCATTCGCAAAAAGTGATGAGGGATTTAAAGCGTTACAAGAACACGAAGACCCACGTGTACAGGCACTTGTTACTGCACGTTTGGGTACAAAGAGCACGTTAGAAGAATCACGTACTGAGAGGTTTATAGGTATTGCTAAACGTGGATTAATACCTATCCCAGTGAGGTACTATGCCGCGCATACAGGTAGATGGGGTGGTGATGACAAGATAAACATACAAAACCTACCCAGTCGTGGTGCTAATGGTAAGAAGTTGAAGTCCAGTATCATCGCGCCAGTAGGTTACACACTAGTTGATTGTGATTCATCACAGATCGAGGCGCGTGTACTTGCATGGTTAGCAGGGGAAGACAACCTAGTCAAAGCGTTTGCTAACAACGAAGATGTGTATGTCAAAATGGCGGCAAAGATATACCACGTCAAAGAGAAAGACGTTACCAAAGAACAACGATTTGTAGGTAAAAGTACGATACTCGGTGCAGGTTACGGCATGGGTGCGGTTCGGTTTGCTGAGCAGTTGCGAGCGTTTGGTACAAAGATAGAGGTAGATGAGGCACGTAGGATTATATCTATCTACAGAGATACAAATTGGAGAATAGCTCAGTTCTGGCGTGAGTGTCAGAACATGTTAGTGAGTATGTCTCGAGGAGAGGCAGGTGCAGTGGGTACAAACAACCTACTTACCTACAGAGATAACTCGATAAAGTTGCCAAGTGGTCTGCGTATGCGGTATGGTGACTTAAATTATGAACAAGGCGAACGCGGTTTAGAGTTTAGTTACATGACAAGGCGTGGTCGCACAAGGATCTACGGTGGTAAGGTTACAGAGAATGTATGCCAAGCTATCGCTAGGTGCATCATGGGTGAACAGATGTTGGCTATTGCTAAGAGATACAAGCCTGTACTTACAGTGCATGATTCTGTGGTATGCTGTGTACCTGATGATGAGTTAGACGAAGCTAGACAATACATAGAAGATTGTATGAGTACAACACCATCTTGGGCAGAGGGTATGCCTATAACATGTGAGTCTGGCATTGGTAAATCTTATGGAGACTGTGAATAATGGCTAAAGACAAAATAGAAAAAGCAATTAAAGAAGCACATGAAGCGGCTGATGAAGCTATTGATGAACTACAAGAGGATATTACAGAGGCACGTAACTCTGTTATGGAATGGCTACACACGGAACGCACTTTCAAGCAAGCTGAACTTCTTGTAGCAGGTCTAGGTGTATTGGCAATAATCTGGGCTGTAGGTAGCATGTAATGAGTATTACGCCTTGGTCATTCAGTAAAATTAAATCCTTTGAACAATGCCCTAAGAAGTTTTATCATCTAAAGGTAGCAAAGGATTATAAAGAGCCTGAGACTGAGGCGATGCTTTATGGTACTGCTGTGCACGAAGCGGCAGAGGAGTACATTCGAGATGGAAAGCCGTTACCCCCTGAGTACGATTATATAAAAGCCCCACTAGATTCATTGAACATGAAACAGGGGAACAAACTTTGTGAATACGAGATGGGGTTGACGGCTGACCTCGAACCTTGTGGGTTCTGGGACGATAACTGTTGGTACAGGGGTATAGCTGATTTAGTTATACTTGACGAAGAAAACAAAACTGCTTGGGTAATAGATTACAAGACAAGCAAGAACACACGTTATGCTGACAAGGGACAGTTAGAACTTATGGCGTTGTGTGTATTTAAACATTTTCCTGACATTGAGACTGTACGTGGCGGTCTTTTATTTGTAGTATGTAACGAGTTAATACGTGAAACGTATGGCAAAGATCAAGCTGGTAAGATGTGGGAGAAGTGGTTAGCTGATTACAACCGCATGGAACAGGCTTGGAAAAAAGATGTATGGAATGCTCACCAAAGTGGGTTATGTAAACGACATTGCATTGTTACAGAATGCGTGCATAATGGTAGACACTAATGAGACGTAAAAGAGCCAAACAAGTAAACGCTCCAGTAGGGAGTAAAGCATTCGAGGCACGTATGGAACGCCAACGTGCTAGGCGTGCATTTGATAAAAAGAATGGTAAAGCCGCACGCAAAGGTAAAGATATAAGCCACAACAAGATGTTAAAGAATGGTGGCAGTAACAAGGACGGATATAGATTAGAAAGTCCTAGTAAGAAT